CCGCTCTAGCTGCATGGAGAGCGGCTCCTCCTGGCCGTTGGTGACATAGCAGGCCACATCATCTGATGGGTCGGCCGCCACGAACACGCTCGGCCACAGCCGCTCCTTTACCACCACCAGCGTGGTGCGCGGGCTGCGCACCAGCACCCACAGCGCGGCGCGCTCGATCAGGTTCAGCCCCGGCAGGTGCATCATTGCTCTAGTTTGCCGAGCAGTCGCCGGAGATACCACTGCGCCTTGGCCAGCGACACCGCCTCACCCTTGTGGCGCTCGCGCCAGGTGTATTTGATGATGTTCCCCTTGCAGTACCCCCGGAACTCTTCAGGGGTCAGCGCAGCCTCGATGGCGTCGATGCACTCGATGCCGCCCTGCTTGTAGTGGTCTGGGTTGATCTGGTCATTCATTGGAGCCACCCCCATGCGATGCCCTTGCAAATGCGCCATGCGTGCTTCTTGTCGATCTCATACCGATCGGCCAACTGCTGATAACTGAGCCCGGCAGCGCGAAGCTGGCGCAGCTCGCGCACCAGCTCCTCGCTCAGGATCACGGCGAAGTTCTCCTCACCGCGCTTGAACGGCCGGCTCATCGCCACTTATCCCCCAGCAGCTGCTGGCGGCAGACCTCGATCGCCTGCTGCGCCTGCTTCTGCGTCATCACCGACTCGGTGGCATCCATGGCGCGCACCACACGGGCGAGCAGCTCAGGGTATGGCGTGTCGCGGAAGTTGGCCGCCAGGTCGCGGCAGAACTCCTCCCACAGGCCGGTGTAGAGCCCGTTGGTGCGGCCGCTGCGGGCGTAGAGCGCGTCCATCATGTCAACGCGCATCTGGTCGAGCTTGACGGATTCAATCATGGTTCGAGGTGTTGGCGGATGCGGAGCAGCTCGGCGCAGAGCTGCTGGCGGTTGCGGATCCCAACGGCGCCGCACAGCTGGTCGATTCTGATGTCGATCAGCTGGCGGATCCGCTGGCGCTCCTCAGTTTGACCAGCCGTGAAGGCACTGGTGTCGCTTAGCAGCTGCTCGATGCGGTGGCGAATGTCAGACATCGGGCAGCGCCTCCAGTGCGCGGCGGTCGGCGCGGAGATCGGCATCTAGCCAATGACCTTTCAACCACTCACAGCACGCCTCCAGCTCCTGATCAGCGCCCCAGCGGGCAGCCTTGTTGCATAGCAGTTCGGCAAAGGACACGGGATCGTCGCCTGACAGGAGTTGAGCCTTTTGCGCCCAGTCCCGCACCAGCTCAGGCGGCATGGTGATCGGGTGCTTAGTCATCACGCCACCTCCACGGTTGCGCCCGGCCAGCGGGCTTGTGCGTAGCGGATCGCGTGCTTCTTTGATTCGGCGCGCGTGATCCACGTCATCGGCCGGGCACCCTGCGGGTAGATGATCAGCCGAAACTCCTTGGTGCGAGTCTTGGGCCGCGGCCGGCTGATGCCGTCACCGTGCTGGCTGGTCGATTCTTCGCGCCACTGCCACGGCAGCATGGCGCCGGTGATCTCAGGCATGGGACTCCTCTGCGTTGATCCATTCGATCTGCGACCACCACTCGAGCCAAGTGTCGGCAGCGATCAGCTTGGCCTCGGTGAGGCTGGTGGCCGTGATGCACTCGAGCACGTTCGCGGCCTTGATCTGGAAGTAGTAGCGGCGTGGGGTCACTTGCGCACCACCTGCTGCGTGCCGGAGTGGGTGGGGCTGTGATGTGCGCCGGAATCGATGCCAATCATGGCGAACACGGCCGCGGCGATCAGCAGGCAGATGGCGTTGTTGATGCGGTTGATCATGATGCAAGCGCCCGACGGACGCGGTAGCGGGTGAGGTTGAGGCGGGCAGCGATCTGTCGCTGGCTGAGGCCGGTGCGGCTGAGGACGCGGATGCGGCGATCGTCAGAGGCGGTGAGCCAGTCGATCACGGCGACCACCAGCAGCAGCGGCAGAAGCAGCTTCCAGATCACCAGCAGAGTGGCGGTGAGCATGGTGCGGTGTGGGTGTGGGGAGAGCCCCGAAGGGCTCAGGCATCGAGCAGCCGGATGATCTCCTGGCGGCGCTGAGTGATCGCCCACCACTGATCAAACTGCTCGGGCTCCATCAGGGCTTCGGCCTGATCGTTCAGCTCAACCAGCTCGTTCAGGAGAGCTTCCATGTTCAGCGCAGCCTCTGGGCTGCCGAGTGGAGGACCGATCGCCTCCGGTCCCCTAAGTATGCACCGCCCACGGGTCACCCTGCGAGCTGCTGTGACAGTTCTTCACACTGCATCGGTGCCGACCGCCAGCTGCACAGGCACCCGTAGAACGGGCACGCTTTTACCCGTGTCAGGCGTCCGCGCCCAACCGACCGCCACCAAGCTCACCGGCAGTTCCACCGTGTACCAGGTATGCCGGCACTGCACGCACCTCCGCTGGCGGGTCACCTTGTCAGGTTGCTTACCGTTCGTTGCGATCGCTCTGATTTCACTGCTGCTGCAGCGGGGGCACTCCATAGGTATCCTGAACCTGTACCCCGTCATCATGGCACAGTGAACTTCGGTGAGTGGATGGCGGTGGAACTATCCACCGAGCAGCAATTCGAGATCGAAAAACAAGCCCGCGCCCTGCTCGAAAGCAAAGACGCGGGCACACTGGCGGCTGCTCTCCTTAAACAGACCTGCTACCAGCAGCAGCTACTGCAGCAGGCCGTCAACGAGATCGCTCGCCTTGAATGCGAGCTGATGGGCTGGCCTAAAACAGATCAGCCTCGATCACCTGACCTTTCTGGCTGGTCTTCTTCCAGCCGCTGATCGGCACCTGCACGCTGCCGTACTGATCCGGCGTCTGGCTCATCACGAACGCACAGAAGGCGTCGAGCTCCTCGACCTTCACGTTCATCATTCCGCTGAAGTCCACCTTGCTCTCGGGCTTGGTGGACTTGAAGATCGACAGGTTCAGCTTGAAGCTCATTTGCTTTGTGGTTTGAGGTACGGGTTGGCCTGTTCGTAGCGCTCCACCTCGGCCAGGGGATAGAGCACGACGCCGGGCGCTTTGTGAAAGGCCGGCCCAATGTTTGATTGGCGCCATCTCAGCAATGTGGCGCGATGCACGCCCCATCGCTCCGCAAGCTGCCTAGCGGTGATGTAGTCAGAACAATTCATCCTGATCCGCCTCCACTGGTGCTGCAACGGGAGCCGGCTGCGCGATGGCAGCATTCAGATCCGCTACGCTGGTTTCGGTCACGGTGACGGGCTCCACGTCGACCACTTCTTCCTGGCTCTGCATACCGAGCAGCATGTCACTGGCGTACAGCCGACCCCAGAAGGCCGCGGCGCGATAGCGGATCATCAGCTCGGGCATGGTCAGCCACTTTGATCCCTGTTTCGTGGCCCATCCTTCTTTTTTGGCCATCGCCATCGTGATGGTGGGGCCATTCAGTTCCTGGCCGCTAGCAAGATCCTTGGCGACCGCATAGCAGGCGAGGCTGTCACCGCTGCCGCTAAGCTCAAACCGCAATGGGCTGAACCGGCCGCAGCCGTTCACCATTGCAATGATGAAGCTGCTGCTCCAGCTGGGGCGCCCGTGGATCACGTGCAGATGCTGCATCGCCAGAAATGGGCTGATGCCCATCCGGCCCGCGATCTCAAGCGCCACCAAGCAGTTGGCGAAGCCCTGCTGCCCTTGAAACTGAGGCGGGATCAGCGTGCTGCTGGCCAAAGCCTTCGCTATTCGCTGAGCGTCTTCGAAGGCTTGGATGCCGGAGAACACTGAGCCGCTGGGCTGGGTGGTGGTGAGTGCTGTGCTGTCAGTCATTGTCTTATTTTCAAAGTTTGACACTGAAACCTTCTTGTTCGTCTGGCTCTAAATAAAGCTTGCCTTTGATTGAAAGTGGATCAGATGTAAACTCATGCTGCACAGTCAAACCGCCTTCAAGTGCACTTCAATTTCCATGGTCAAAACTCCTGAATGGTTTCTGTGCTTTGTGTGCTGGCGCCTTGGTCCGTCATCCAACCGGGCAGGCTGATCGGTTCAATCTGCTCGCTGTAGCTTGGCCAGTGATCGGCGGCCTTGCAAACCGCCAATTTCGCCAAATCGCGCATCGCCTGATCGTGGCCGCGCTCGATCATCTCCGCATCGGCGGCATAGACCGCCACGGCATACGGCGCGGTTGATTCCACACAGATGAAGATGAACTGATCGGGGCGCTTGCCGGTGGCCTGCTCGAGCCCGTGCAGATACCAAGCCGCCTGCACGTGATAGCGATAGTTCGCCACGCTTTGCTTGAACCCTCGCGGGCTGGCGTCCTTGGTGGTCTTGAGGTCCACCACGAGCGAGCCATTCGCGGTGAGCCAGTCGGGGCGGCACTTGCACTCGAGCCCGGTCGCCTCATCGGTCCACATGTGGGTGGTCTCGGCCTTCCCCTCCATGCCCAGCAGCAGCGCGGCAGCAGGGTGACGCAGTACAGCACGGCCCATGGCCATGACCTGTTCGGCATCGTCGGCAGTGATCACCGTCTTGCGCTTGGCAGCAGCTTCAAACGCTGCCCATTGCTCGCGCCCTTCCTTGGTCCGGCGGTTGATGTCACCCGGTGCAATCGCGATCTGCTCATCCCACTTACTGAGTTCGAGCACGTGCGTATGCAATGCAGTGCCGAGCCGCATGGCTGGCGTGGCCTCCGTCCAGACCCGATCAGGATCCAAGAAACGCGCCCAGTAGTGCAGGGGGCTTTTGGCGATCTGATCAAGGCCGGACTTGCTCACCGCCCAATGCCGGTGATAGTCGGCGTTTTCCATGAAATCCTGCGTGTTGCTTTCAGATGCTAGCACTTGCGGCCAGATGCTGCTAGGTTCGGCTGGCCACGGCACCCACCATGCGTCAGTACCTCGAACAATCCGTGTACGACGCCGCGATAGAGCGGCTGGATTTTATCTTCGCCCACTTCACCCGCGTCTACGTCTCCTTCTCTGGCGGCAAGGACAGCGGCGTTCTCCTGAACCTTGTTTGCGACTATGTCCGAGAGCGGCAGCTGCCGGTCAAGATTGGCGTCCAGATCATGGACAACGAAGCCAACTACAACCACAGCGAGGAGTTCATGCACCGGATTCTCGAAGCCAATCGGGACATCCTCGACATCTACTGGTGCTGTCTGCCTATCACGCTGCCTTGCACCGTCAGCTCTTACGAGATCGACTGGCAGTGCTGGGGCGAGGCTGACCGCCACCGCTGGATTCGTCCCATGCCGCAGCAGGATTACATCGTCAACCTGCAGAACCACCCCTTTGGCGACCTGTTCATTGAAAACATGGACTACGCCACCTTCTGGGACATGTTCGCGGAGTGGTACAGCCAAGGTGAGCCGTGCGCCAACCTGATCGGTATCCGCACCGTTGAATCACTCAATCGGTTCCGGGCCATCTTGAATCAAGAGAAGGAGACCATGCTTGGCCGCATGTGGACCAAGAAAAACACGGCGCACACCTTTAACTGTTATCCCATCTACGACTGGCGCACAGAGGACATCTGGACCGCTAACGCCAAATTTGGATGGGATTACAACAAGCTCTACGACGTGTTCTACATGGCTGGCATCCCCATCAAGAAGATGCGGGTTGCCTCGCCGTTTATGTCAGAGTCCAAATCCAGCCTCGCCATGTATCGGGTGATTGACCCGCAGATCTGGGCCAGGCTTTGCGCCAGGGTCGGCGGTGCCAACTTCATGGCCACCTATGGCAAGCAGCTTGATTACAAATCCTTCAGGCTCCCACCTGGCCACACGTGGAAATCCTTCGTGAAGTTCCTGCTGGCCACCTTGCCGGATCAGTCCAGCGCAAATTTTAAGCAGCGCTTCATCCAATCAATCCGCTACTGGGGCAGGGTGGGGCGCGGTCTTCCCGAGGCCATCATTGAAGCTCTTGGCCGTATTGGCATCCGCTTGTACATCAATGGCACCACGCGCCACGGTGGCAACAATC